ACACAGATAGCGTTACAAAAGCAAGTGACCGCAAACAAAAGATTAGATTTTGAGGTTGCACGATTAAAAAATTGTGGTGAATTAATGAAGGCTGGAATATCCTTCCATCCAAAGTCGCCATACTATAGTATATGTGCAGACGTTGTGGTAAAAGGTGTGAATGGAGTTACTCCACATAAACATATCATACCTAGTGGTAATGCAAGCATCTTAAAAGAAATATCTATTGGTAATAATTAAAGCGGTTTCTGAAAATTATTTTTATATCTGTTAGTGATACTTTTCTTAGGACGTTTGAAAGGACCTAGACCTTTCTTCTCACGATACCTATTAGTTTTTAACTCATTACGACTTAACTTAGGAGGTTCTTTTCCTAACTTTCTCTGTAAAGTTGTAGTGAGTTTTTTGATGACTGGTTTTATAACTCTCAATAATATTGGTGTTGCAGCAGCTGCCGCTGTTGCTACCACTGCTATCGCTGCTGTAGTGCTGACCTGATTTGTAGAAGGAAGATATTTTTCAGCAGCAGTAGTGTCCTCATACAATACCACACAGGTAGTGCCCTGTAGCTCATGACCTATGACTTTCTCACTACCATCCTGTGTTAAGTCACCCACTCGCGGCTGATTAGGTGCAGGACACTCAGTCTCCTCTGTTGGAGGAATCGGTGGAACCTCTGGTGTATTTAACTCTGGTGTAGGTGGTGGCTCTAACTTAGGTGCTTCTACAGGTGGTGCAATATACTCTAACTCATCAGGATTGTAGTCCATAGAATCAAAGGATGGCATTCCTGCATCACAGAAGACTTGGACTTTATCTGGGTCGTCTTTTTTTAGTTGCTCTCTGTTTGATTCATGTGCAGTAACACAACCTGGGTATTGTATGACAGGGACACCTACTTGTTGTGTAATAGGTACAAGAGGAAATGGCACAACAGGCTCAGACTGTAACCAGTTAGGTGTGTATATGTTAGGGACAGTCTGTGTGCTAGTCTGTGGTATTACAATAGATTTAATCTCCATAGGTCGCTACCAAAACAACTCGACGTGTATTCTTTGGTCTTTCATTGTTATGAATACCAGAGAATATAACAACGTCATCTTCCTTAGGGTCATGCACCTCATCACCCACAAAAGTTTTACCACCCGCATCAGTCAGATACAGTATTAAATTTTTGTGTGGGAATGTGTGGTCAACATGTGGTGCTATGCAACCATCTTGTGCAGGAATAGAATTTGCATTCATCCTGTATATAATATCTATTGGTAAATTATTGTATTCAAATATTTGTTGTATAACTGTATGAAATAAGTCTATATGTTGTGAGCGAACACTAGGATAGAGACACCTGTCAGGTCTCTCTAAAAACACATGAGAGTAAAAATAATAACCCTCTTCTAATTCGTTAGGATTGGTTTCATAAAACCAAGGAAATTCTTTTCCTAATACTAATTCTTTTAACTGATAGTATTCATCAGTCAGAGGATTTAGTATCTGGGTCATCACATGCTTCATTAAACTCAGTTGCTATTTGTCCACCAATTTTTGCACCTTGGTCAGCACCACCTAGTGCAACTAAACCGCCCAAGACAGGTCCTATAAATGGTATACCGACAAGTGCAGGGGATGCAGCAGCACCCATACTAGCACCGACCACTCTTCCTGTCGATGCTCCACCACCTTCCGCCTTTATACACGCTACATTTAATGCTTGGGCTGCTGTCTTTCCCACAGCACCTACACCTGTATGTGTAGCACCATCCATAGTGTATTCTTCTGCTATTGCTTTATCGTATTTCTTAAACAGACCCTTATCCTTTATAGTAGTAGTCTTATACATGGTCTTAGGGTCGTTACCTTGATAACTCATCTTGTAACCATCCTTTGTAGTAGATATAGCAAAGGAAGTATAAGGTCCTATAGGTGGAAGGGTAGGTCCTGTTTTTCTAGACGCAATGATACCTATCATCCCTAGATGGGAGATACCTACAAGAGCACCTAGACTAATACCAAACCACTTATTCATTTTAGAAACCTAATGGTTTAATAGGTAATGCAGGTCCTGTTGCATCAGGTAAAGACTTCATGATACCTCCACCGATATCAGGCATAACTGCTTCCATTACCTTACTCTTGATGCCATCGACAATAGCATCCTTTCTGATGAATACATATCCACCAATACCAACTACTCCTAGTGCTACTACACCAGAGAAGATAGCGATTCCGTTAATAATTTTTTGCATGATTACTTAGTGTCTGGGACAATTTTTACAGGACCTGATTCAATCCTAATGGTCTGTGCAGGAGCAGTCTCTGATGCCTTAGCAATAAGAAACTCCATATCTTTTTTAGATATGTTAGCACTACCACCATCAGCACCATTCTTTTTCTTACCTCCAGCGGCCACGCCGAAAGTAGCTAAAGTTCCTGTGAAGACCGAAGCTATAAAGGTCGGATCAATTCTCTCTCCTCTCTCATAGCCTGGTATTTTAACGTAATTTAACGTCAAGATTCCTGCGGACCACACAAGGACTATCACTCTTATAAGTGTAGCTAAGTATTGAAGTTGTTCCTCCTTATCTTCTGCTACTTCTTTAAGTTTACCTAAAGGACCTTTCTTGTCCTCTTTCTTTACATCAGCCATTATATTATTGTGACTAATTCTATGTAGCTACTTTACCACGTAAGGTGCCAAACTGTCAAGGCTTGTCTTCATAATACCCTTGAGTTTATCATAGTCCTCATTGAGTGCAGAGTTAATTCCGTTCATAACTATCTGCTCTTGCTCTGGTAGATCTCCTAGTGCATCATGTACTGTGGATATACTATTACCATGTAGTATGGTCTCGTAGTTTCCAAATGTTTTTGAATTAAACTTAGAGAACAATGATGGATCCCAATGATATATCATATTAAAGAACCCACTCTCTTGTTGATACACTTCACCGTTCATTACTATAGTCTGACCATCCCACTTCTTAGCACCTGTAGCTTCTACTGCAGCGTCTGGACGATCAAACTTTGTCATCTCATTTAAAATATTGATTGCTTTGATAGGACTTGAGCAGAATATGATAGTCTTATCTACCGATGATAATCTAATTACGTTCTTCTTATCGTTGATTGGTTGTGCAGCAACAGTTGGAAATATAAATCCACCAAATACTTTAGTCTTTGGTAATGAGTACTCACTCATGTCACCATAAAAAACTGCTGTACCTCTGATCAGTACAACAGGTAGTCTACTACTTTTACAAATCATGTAATGTAGTCTGGATTGTCTTACACTCTGGGAGTATGCTATGAATTTGTGGCCACCTTCTGTACACCACTTCTCACAAAAAGATTTTACTGCAGGCGATGTACCAACGTAATGTACCGTTGCCTTATGACTTGGGAAACCAATGTCAAATGTTTTTAATGCTGATGCAGCAGTAGAGGGTACAGAATCCTGATCTGCCTTTACTACTATATGTGGTAACCAATCCATTGCACAACTTTTTTAGTTATTTATGCTCCATCATCATGATCCCATAGATGTCTAAGATCATCTGGTTTCTGAGGAACCATAAGGTATTTATTTCCATCTGGTTTGACAACCAATATAGGTTCACCACCCTCTGCTAGTGCAGCATAGTGGTCTTCTTTTTGTTTAAGTTCTTCTTCTTTGATTTCAATCATTGAACTACCCTCCAAAAATCTCCTTCGTTAAAATATGTTGGACGTTTAAGAGACACTCTAGTCGATGGCACCGTAGATGTCAAGCTCGTTGTCTGACCTAACCATAGCATTGGTTTGGTGACAGGTTGCTTCATGAAGTGACAATCAACAATAGATGACTTGATACCAAGTCTCCTTCTATTCTCTGGTTGCTCTTCCCACACATCATACTCTAGAGTAACCCTAGGTATGTCATCGCTTGGAAACACTCCGTGTATATAGTAAGGTTTGTGTGTTAAAAATGAACCTTCTACTGGAACTGTATAAACCGCTTCAGTTGGAGGGAAATCTCTCAGTTCATTTTCATGTTTGCCTACATAAGAGTTCATGATAACACTAGGGTTGAGATGATTATTTAAGAACGTGGTAGTAGTGCATGATGGATACCTCATCTCTGCAGTCCTCATCCTATGGTGCTCATCATGACTAGCATGTAGTGCTATCATTTGAGTTGAACTGTCCATGATATGAAACCACCATTCAAATCCTACGACTTTAGGGTACTCATCTGATAGATAAAAATCAAATGAGTCTTGAATATATTTCTCAACAGTATTCTCAGGCTCATCATGAATACCTAACCAATAATTTCCTTGAAATTCTGTCAGCATTTCTACTTCATTTCTGAGGTAGACTATTGAAGATGGATCTAAAATGTTCTTATAATATTTCATCTAATATCTACGTCAGTCATTCTAGTTGTTCTTCTTCGTGGTGCTTCTGTTCCTAATCTAATTTGTTTTTCTTCTTTGGGTTCAGTTAATGCTATGACGTACTGCATGTTCAGTCCACCATAAGTGTTACCACAAACATAAGTTTGATTATCACAACCACACATCCTGTAATCATGTTCATGTTTAGATTGTATTGTGTTGTTGCATTTAGTGCAAGTTACTGTTGTCATCTTTCTTTAAGATATCTACAAATAGAAATAACATATCATCATCAGAATAATTATACCCTTCGTGAACATGATCCATGACATCATAGATCTGAGGTACTCCCTCTTCCCAGAAGACTTTCTCTCCTTTCCAAATCATATAACAGTCTTTGGATGGTATGTATAATGGTATTTGTATTCGTCTGTAATGTATTCCGTATACTGGAGGATCCTTATGGGGTCCTAATTCTGTTCCTGGTTCAAAGCAAGAGACCGTAGCAAAAACAACCTCATCACTTTCCAAAATTTGTTGTGCTCTCTCATCTTGGACTAAAGAATACCTGACACTACCACGTTTATCGTTCGATGCTTTTAGCCAGCAGAAATATATATCCTTGTTAGAATAACCAACAGCAGTTGGAGCTCTCCTAAGGGGAAAATCTGTTCTTGTTGCCCATTCATAAAGATAATCTAGATCAGTCCTTTTCATCCCATTTACCTAACACCATAATGCTAGGATTGTCTTCTTCAATCCACTCATGCCATTCCATATACAAAGCATACATATCCTCATACTGTTTGTTCTCTACTATCACATCACAACGATCTTGCATCCACGCTAGTAGGTTATCGCATTGATTCTTTAACTCAAGTGGACAGTTGTTCATTGTGGTAATCTTTTTTCATGTAGCGTCCTAAGATGTTTGAGTTGTAATAATTCTCATCCTCACTTAGAACGTTATTAAGGAAGAGTTGACGGGTCTCCTCGTAGTTAACCCATCCCTTTGTATTATGTAGGGAAATTATTTCTCTCTTAAAACATTTGTTTCCAAGAGACTTTCTATTGGCATTAAGTTCATCACTCGATCCATAGTATTTTTGCCAGTCACTTTCAGACTTAACTTTCCTAGACTTACCTCTAGGCTTTCTGAATTGATAGAAGTATTTGCGTCCGATGTATTGCTTGCCTGATTGTAAATTAGTAATGCGGTAGACGAAACCGAAGAAGTCGCCAATATCATCAGTAGTGAAAGGTTTACCCTCATATAGCCAGGGGTTTTCGTAAACTCCTTCTTCAGCCATGTAATCATTCTCATATCTTCACACTATGTATAACAGGTTTCTCATTCCTCAAAACGTTGTATAGATCTCGGTTTTCAGATGCAGATACAGGATAGAACTCAGCACTGGCATCGAATCCATCATATCTTTTTGCTTGGTTGATTACGATAGAACCCTTCTCTCCTGATTGTGACCTGTGAAATGTGCCACGAGGTATGAGTAGAGCGCCACTCTGTCTAGTCAGATTGACAAGATGATATGGATACTTCCATTGTAAGTTTACTAATTCAAATGTTCTTGAACCTTGAACCACTCTATTATAATCGTCTTGGAAACTGTGAATATAGAATGACTTTGCACCTACACAATCATCTGGTGGTGAGGTGGCAGATCCCTCATGAATTACTAGGTCTGCTGCATTAGATTCTTCAACAGATATGTCATAGAATACAACAGCATCTGTCTCTCTAAAGATTCTATGTTTTATAAACTGAACTTCATTCATGACCAAATCCTCCTCAACTGGCGAACATCAGTTACACCATACAATGCTTTGACAGTTTCTTCTGCATCTTCTCTTAGATTAGATGGTGAGAAGAACTCTACTTTAGTCAATCTATTTGAGTTGAGTAGAATATATGCCTGCCATTTAGTTTCTTTCATTTTAATTTACTCCAAGTATCTTCCCAACCTTTAACTTCTACAACTAAACCTAATTTATTTTTTGTAAGTGCATCTGCTAATGGTCTATCATTACCATATTCATCTAATCTATCTCCAAAAAATATTACATCACCATCCGCAAAATCTCTTACAATCTGACTTTTATCACATCCTTTTTTAGATATATCCACTCCTGTTTGTCCTCCAACATGAGCATGAAGATCTGGAAACTTTTTATTAAATCTGTCAGCTATATCTCTTCTCTCGTTTTTTATTTCATCCCAATCAGAATAAACTAATCTTTCTGTTTGATTGGCACCTCTACCAACGATACTAAAATTTATGCAGCCTGGTCTTTCTTCTATATGTGTTCCTGTTCTAACAGGGAAAGTACTTTGAAGTAATTCCTCATTTAGATGTTCTCTTGCATCTAGTGGCAGTGTCCAAGGATTAGTATAGATGGCAATATCTCCTTCGTACACATCATTTCCAGCACAATTATACACCCTTTTACAATTACAATAGAGATGGTGTGTAATTTGTTCTATAGTTTTATCTCTATCACTGCCAGTGACAAGATAAACTTCGTTTATGAGAGCAAAACTATTAAAAAATATTAAAAAGTTTGGGTCTATCTTTTGTCTACTGGGAGTGAGAGTCCCATCAACATCAAAAATATATTTCATTCTATAAGTATAGTATCACTTGTTTACTTTGTCAAGTCTATTCTCCGCCGCCGTTTCCTCCACCATTTCCACCGTTGCCGTTACCACCATGACCGTTCCCATTGCCACCATGACCGTTCCCATTACCATTAGAACCGCCTTTCTTACCATTAGATTCATCATTTTCATTCTCAGGTTTTAGATATCCACCATAACCTATTTTATATCCTTTGGGAATAGGTTTACACTTTTTGTCATCATTACAGTAATATTCTCCCTCACCACATTTCTTCTTTTCCTCATCCATAGGTAAGAAGTTGACATACTTGTTATGTTCTTTCTGCTTCATGATCTTGGCAGCAATAGCACCAGCATCTCTCGTCTTCTTCTGTCCTTTCTCTAAGACTTTTGTTTTTCTCTTGAGAGATTTTATCATCTTAGCTACTTTACCTTCACTGATTACTTCACCATGATCAGGTTCAAAAGAACAATTCCACTTTCTAAGTGACTTATTGATTCTAGAATCTGGATCTCTCGCAGTCTTAGCTGAAGTAAGTTTTGCTTTCATACCTTTCATTCTAGAACAAAATGATTTTCTTCTTTTAGCAGACTTAGATCCTTTCTTTAACTTAGATGGTTTGGTTGTAACAGCAGTCTTAAGTTTTGAGCCTGGATTTGCAGCACGATATGATGCAACACCTTTTGCATTGAGTCCACCTGACTCACTCTTGCCTGCCTTTCTCTGCCATGCTGGTGTTCCCTCTACTAGTTCTTCGTTAGGTTCAAAACTACTGTTAACTTTCTGATTATATTTGATTACATTCTTTTTATCTTCTGGTTTATAATCCTTTCCACTATATTGTCTCTTGATGGAATCCATCTCATAAGATTTTGGTTTTGGTTTATTAAAAGCAGCATAGTTTATTTGACCTTGAGGCACATCTTTATACTCTTTCAGTTTCTTTTTCTCAGCAACTTTTAAATCTTGTTGCCTATTTTTCTTTGCAATAGCAATCGCAGCCTGTTGTGCAGGGTTAGCTGAATAAGATTCATTGTTACTGAACTCATCCTTTGTATTACTCGATAGGTTTTTCTTCTTCTCCTTTGCTGATATTGTTGGACCACCTTTCTTATCACCATACTCATCTCTATCACCACAACTCTTCTCCATAACATATTCTTCTTTCCTAGTCTTCTTTTTCTTGACACAGTTTGGATATCTCTTACCAAACATAGTCTTCATACCTTTCTTCTCATACCCATCCCAGCAGTCCTCTTGGATCTCAGGCATAAAATTATCCTTGATCTGAACAGTAGGAGTCATGATCTCTTTCTTCTTTTGTTCTTTTCTTCTCTTAATTTCTTTCTCTATTCTCTTCTTCATAAACTGATTAGCTGGAGAAGTCTGATCCATACCACCAAACTTTCTACGAAGTGCATCTAAATTATCATCAGTCTGTCTTTGCATCTTAGCATCTTCTAAGATACCCATGAAACTTGCTGTGATGAGACCCTTTGTTTTCTTACCTCTTCTCTCTGCGTGATCTGCTCTTCTATCTCTTTGAATACCACCGCCAAGTGCAAGAGATCCATGAGGATTACCATAGCGTTCTAGTCTCTTACCTGACCTCTTATGATCTGGTAATAACTTGTCAACCTTTGCTTCGTTCACTTTCTTCTTAGGTTTATCAGTACTAACATATGTAGGTTTTGCCGCACCTGACTTAGACTGTTGGCCTGGATCTGCTGCCTTCTTTCTCCTTGCCGCAGACTTTCTTTCTTTCTTAGTCATACTTGCACGTTTAGATGATGATACACACTTAGGAGTACCCTCACCTGGCTCATCACTAGCACAAGTTCCACCTGTCACTACATTGACCCAACCACCTTTACCATCTTTAGACTTAGATCCCTTGAACCACTTATGTAAACTACCTTCAGTCCTTAGTTTACTTGTAGGAACAATTTTATTTGTTACTACTGGTGCTTTCTCTGATGCCTTTTTAAGTTGTTCTTGTCTTTCAAGTTTTTTCTTATCGGAATATTTCATTCCTTCTGGGTTTTGTTCTTCCTTTACTTCTTTCTTCTCTTTCTTTTTCCTTTCAAGATAGGCTGCCATGGCACCCTTTGGTTTACCATCTCCTTTATACATACCATACTTCATTCCTTCAAACTGATTCTCAGGTTTGTTCATTCTTTTTAAAGTTTCTCTACTAACTTTCTTACCAGTTTTAAACTTATTTTCTGATTTTTGATTTAGTTTAACAGTTTCTGCCGATGCTTGTGTTGCTCTTACCCTCTCAAGATCATTATCTTCTTTATGAACAGTTGTCTTAGATCTTACTATTTTTCCTATTGTTTCTCCCATGTCAGATACAAATGCTTTTGCAACTGCTCTCTTTCCATATGGATTTGGTCTCTTCTTAACTTGGTTTGTTGGTAAACTTATCTCGTTTACTGGTGTCTTAGGAATCATGACAGGTTCCATCATCTTTTTCTTAGCCCAGTCATCTGGAACCATAAGATGTTTGGTCTTAAATGCCATGTGTAGTGTTGTAGTATCAATATTATTATCCTTTGCAATCTTCTTCATTAATTTATCTACCTCATCATAGGCAGGGTAGTCCATCTTACAAAGACCATCTTCTAGTTCCTTGACGTAATCTTCATTCATTGCTTTTTCTAAATCATCAGCTTGTTTTGCATGTGTCTTAGAACCTTTCCTGAGTTTCCCAACTAACTTTTTGACGAATGGTTTATCGTCTGTATTTAGTTCTTCTTTTACCTTCTCAGGTAGTCCTTTATGTTTGGTTGATGCCATTTTTTTAGAATCTTTATCACTTATGCTGGAAGCAGCTCTTTGAATCTCAGGCGTTTTTTTCCCCTTGAAAACACCTTTTTTAATCGCTCTAATAATTCCGAAGAACCTTTGTTGTTTTTTTGAGACTGATGGCATGTCAAGTTCCTAATCCTCCTTTACGAACAGCTTGTACGTTAACATAGTCCTGTGTTGTCTTGTATCCTGAGTCCTTTGCTTTCTTATCTAGTGCCTGTTTATCTTTCTTTACTTGAAGTTTCTTCATATATTTACCCTCACCATCTTTCTTCTCACCTTTTACTTTCTTGGGTTGATTGCTACCACTCCTCATAATCTTTCCACCAGATGCGTAGATAGATTTCTTCACTGCATCTAACACAGCGTCCTTACTTTTAGGTTTGTAGTTTGTTCCACCTTTAACAAGTGTGCCAGTCTCTTTCTTGTAACGAGTGGCCTCTTGGAACTCTTGAAAGTTTTTCATTATCCTTCAATTAATCCAAGTTCATCTCTCCAATTAGAGAAGTCTTCTTTCTTACTGTTACCATAGTTTGCAGCACCCTTCTTACGGCACTGAACTAATCTACCTGATGCATATGCACTTGGCCATACACTTGCACTTGCCTTTACTTTCTTGTAACAAGCATCCTTTTTACCACTACCCTTTCCCTTCTTATCTGATTCTAAAAGTGCAGACTCAACTGCTTGTCTAGATTGCCAAAGATTACTTTCATCAATGAATGTGTCAACCAACTCTTCGTCAGACCATCTTTCAATATCATATCCCTCCTTTACTATGCCCTCTATCCACTTATCGAACTTATCTCTGTGGTCATTTAATTCATTGAGTTTTATTTCTTCCCACTCTGATCTAAACTTACCTTCTTTCACCCTTTTCATTATTTTATCTTTAGCCATCTCAATACCCGACTCTCTCTTATCCATCTTTAAACGAGCTTTAGTTGCTTTCTTAAATTTTCCCTTTTTCTCAGCTTTTTTAGCCTTCTTTAACTCTTTGCTCGCTGAATCACTGGCTTTATCAATATAATTAAGCATGGTTCTTGATTCTAATTCATTGATAGTCTCTTCCTTGGTCATCTTTTTAGCAGCACGAGCGATTCCTTCCTCACGCTTATCTAATTTCTTATCTTCCTTTTCATCTTCCTCATCAGGTTCATACTTTCTTTTTTCACTATCGCCTTGATCGAATCTTCTATCTGCAAGATCTTTTGCTCCCTTTGCTATGTAAGAACCCATTGTTTTCTTACTCAATTCACTAAGATATGAATTGACATAGTTATAATCACTCTCTTCTTTCTTCATCTTTTTCTTTGTCTTTTCTAATACTCTATCTGCAGCCTCACTTCTCTCCTTATTAGGCCCGTCATATGCCATTGCACCCTTCTGCATACGAGGTGCTTTATGTTTCATCTCATCAACCATCTCACCTTCTGGTTCATAAGAATTCTTCATCATATTCTTATCACCACCAGCACCACCAATGTTCCTGTTCTTCATACCACTAGGATCATTAGATTGCTGTCTGTTCTGTTCCTGTTTTGCCTGAACCTTTACTTGATTAAGATCTGGCTTCTTAGGATCGAAGTTTTTATACATCTCATTGTATAGATTTGACAAATCAGTGCTAATATTCTTGTCCATTTTGAAAGGATACATTAATGCTATCATAACGTATTTATTATATCAATAAATAGAAGACAGGGACACTATAATTTTTAGCTAAATGGCTCGTCAGGGAATATTTACTGGATTCACACCGAACGATGGACTGGGAGATTCCCTCGCCTTGGGTGCTAGTAAGGTCAACGCAAACTTTTCAGAAATATATACTACCTTCGGTGACGGTACAAACCTTAGTGCCAATGCAGGGAGTGCTGGTACTTGGACAAAGGCAGGGAACTCAGGAATATACACAAGTAAGAACGTAGGTATAGGAACAACTTTACCTACCGCAGCTCTATATGTGTCTGGTAACGCACAGTTAACAGGTATTACAACTGGAACATTCGTTGGAGATGGTTCTGGTCTAACTGGTGTGACTGCAACAGGTTCTGGTGTTGTTATTAAAGATAGTGGTGTATTAGTTGGTGTTGCACAAAGTATTAACTTCGATAGAAATATAGATGTTACAGCATTATTTGGTGGTAATGCCACAGTTTCTGCTGCTGATACTGTAGGATTTGCATATACTTCTGGATTCTCTACCACATCTGCATATGCAGACGTTGCTGGAGTATCTACAACATCAGGAACAGCTGGGTTCGCTGACACGGCAACCTTGGCCATCAGTGCAAACTTCGCCACAGTCGCTGGTATTGTAACATACGCATCTGCATCTGGAGTTGCAACCAACTCAGGAGTAGCCGAGTATGCAAAGGTAGCTGGTATCGCATCATACGTTGCCAATGCAGGGTTCTCAACCATGGCTGGGTATGCACACACAGCTGGCATCGCCACAATCGCACAGAATTTAACAGGAACTCCTTCTATTGTTATCGACAATATCAATTCTGCGATTGGTATTGTAACAATGCCTGGCCAAGGCAGTAAAATGCGTTTCGACTTTGATGCAACAGGTGATATGCCTACTGCAACAAGTTGGAGAGGTATGTTTGCTTATGCAAATAATACTAAGACTGCATATGTTTCGACTGGAACCACAATGGGTGGTTACAATGGTTGGAGACAGTTACTTCATCAGGATCACAACGGTAACTACTACACTGTAGGTGTCTTAACTGCATCTAAGTTCTCTGGTGATGGATCTGGATTGACTAACTTACCATCAACAGATAGTATTTGGAGATCAAACTCTACTGGTATCAACACATCAACTAACGTTGGTTTAGGTACTACCAATACAGAAGGATATGCTCTTAACGTACTAGGTAACTTTAAGTTACAAGGCAGAGTAGACGGAGCTGCAACAAGTAATATTCTACCTCACCTATGGACTAATTACAATGATCTACCAGCTGCTGGAATCAATCATGGTCAGTTTGCTCATGTTCATGAATTTAACAAGGGATATTTTGCTC